CGACGGTTTGCTCGGCGTTGATGCCAAGCCGCCCCTGGTTAAATTCCAGCCAAGCCGAAAAAATGGGGCGCATCAGGTGCGAGATATAAAACTGCTGCCAGCGCTTCCAGTTGTCGCGCTCCTCGATAGTTCCTGCCCTGATAGAGCTAAAATTGACCGATGACAGGTCGCTTGAGAGGGCGTGGTAGGTCACGTTTAAACCAGTCGCAACGCCCTTTAGAACGCCTGAAACGTAGTCTGAATAGGCGCTGACAGGGTGGTTAGGGTCAAGCATGGCCAGCTCAGTCCCAGCAGGTAATTCAGTAAAGCCAACGCCGCCGATGGATGAGGGCAGGCCATAGCCTTCGGCGTTTTCCTGGTCGTCTAAATAATCGCCGGTCGGCGTCTTGTAGTAGCCAACCTTGCTGGCTGCTATTTCAGCAGCGCGCATTTCAGCTCGTTCGTATCTGCCGAGCATCAACAGATGAATCATTACCGGCGCAAGCCAGGTGGCACCGCGAATTTGATTTGGGCGATCCGACTTGTAAATGTGGATGATGTCTTCGGCGACGACCCGTTCGTAAGCGTTGATGTTCGGCGACTTAGTCGGCATCCCAAATATGCTAGGCACCTTATTCGGCGGCATCTTCCAGAGGTAATACGCGACCGGCTTGCCAGCGCGGTCTAATTCAATGCCTTGCACGATCGCGTTACTGTCTTTAGTCGCTTCTCGGTTCAATGCGTAGTCAAGGAAATCGGCGTCGTAAATCGCAATCTGGAATTCAGACCCGCGAACCATGCGAACCAGCACCTCGCCATCACGGCAAACTGATCGCACAACCAGGCGCTGAATGTCAGCCCAGTCGAGCCGACCGTCGCGCGAGCAATTCTTGGCGCTTGTCCAGTCGGCAAATTCGCGCTCGATGATTCGGTTAACGCGGTTGTCGAGCTTGCCTTTGTTTGTGCGCGCCTTGCTTTGCAGCTTGATCCCTTCGCCGACAATATTGGTCTCGACCAGGTTTAAATACCGGCTGGCGTAGTCGTTGTTCTGCTCAAGATCCCGCGCCCTAGCGCGCAGCGCTTCGCCCTGGGTTCGCAGGTCTTCGTTGATGCTTTTGACTTCGCTGACCCAGTTCTGGACAACATCAGGCGAAGCGGCATCCCATCGGCGAATATTATTCATTGACGGATCCCAAAGGTTTTGCGGGTTTTCGTGTTGATCTCGCCAGCCGTCTGATCACGCATTCGTTGCAGTTCCGGCAAATCAACATAGGAAAAACTGCGACCAGCGATAGAGTAAGCGCTTGCCGTCTTAGTCGTAAGGTTAAGAATTGCGGTTTCAAGGTTCTCTAACCGCTGGCGCAGATTGGTGATCGGATTGGTGGTCGACTGGTCACGGTTTGCCAGCAGTTGGATCTCACCAGATCCGATTGTGATTCGCTCGCTGTCGCTGTTGCGAGTGATGTACGTTTGATAAGTATATCGACCAACGATATAGGGGGCGGTCGTGCTGCTGCCGACTTCAATGATGTATTCAAGGCCCGACGCGCTGGCGGTGATCTCGATCTCGGTCGTGCCAGCCCCCTGCAAGCGCAACGCATATTTCAACGTATAGGCTGAGTTGGGATAATCGGTGTTCAGATCCGATCGTTTCCAGCGCCACATATCACCGGCAACCAGCTCGGTCGGCTCGGTGGTGGGGTAGTTGGCAGAATCAAACGCATTTGTCATCGAGCAATCATCTCGGGATTGCTGTCAAATTTTTAGGGAAAAACTTTACAAACTTACAAGTTGTTTCGGCGGATAAGTAAACCGTTTACTTTTCCGCCTTAAATCTTTTTTAAATTAATTGTATAACGTGCTTGCATTGTGACCGGACACGATTATACTTATAGCAACGAAAACGGAAATAAGGGTCGAAATGAGCACATTGATAACCATGGCATCACTAGGGCAGGGCGCTGAGATTGCGGGAGACGATCAACTGGCGCGAGCAATTGAAGAGGTCGTTTTTATGATTTGCGATCGCCGCTATGGGCCGGATTTTTGGGAGGAGCACTCAGTCGAATGCTTAGGCTCTAATGCAGATCCAGTGGAGTGTTGGGAAAATCTTATTCAAAAACTCGCGCCAGCAGAGCTCGACTACCACGAAGGGCAACGAATGGGCGAACCCGCCCGAACGTATAAAGGGGCTAAAATAATGACTTCAATGGAATCTGACGATTTCAAACCTTTTAGCATAGAAGGTCAAATCGATGACCACGTTTTTATGGGTTTAAACACAGGCGAAAACTGGAATGGGTGGGCAGTGCCTTATGTTCACCGAGATGAAATGCTGAAAATTGTAGAGTATGCAAGTGGTGACGAAAATGATCTTGAATTTATGAAAGAATTGGAAGACCTCAAAAATAGCGACCCTGTATTGCTAAGCAACGGAATGAGTTTGTACCCAATCAATTTGGGTTGGTGCTGGGATTGGGTCGATCAATGAAAACGCCAGCAGAACGCAAAAGCGCTGAGCGTGTGCGCAAAAAAGAGCAAGGTTTAAAACGCATTGAGATGTGGGTCACTGATGCGGAAGCCAAACAATTGCATGACTTTTTGAAAAAGCTGAGGGGTTAAACCCTCAGTTTTCATTCAAGATCTGATACACCCGCTGGCGCGTGATCTTAAAACGCCCACACAGATCGTCAATATTCCTACCGTTAAATTGAGCGCGTAACAAGTTCCGATCAATCTTCGGCTTCTTTAGTATGTAAACCGTATCGCCACCGGCTTGCTTGTGCAGCGCCTCAATGATCGCCTCGCGCAGTTCATCGGCCAGCGATCCGTCAACCTTGCTGTGTAGCACTTCGGAAATGATCGCTTCGATCACAGCCAAGCACCGCCATGCTGCTGGTTAATGGACCATTTGCGCCTTTTAGGTGGTGTTTGTACGTTTTTAGGTACGTTTTCGGCGTCATTTTGCACAGGTACGCGCGGCCTTTTGCGCGTGTTTTGGCTCAATCTGAGGGCTGCTAGGGCGTAAACTCGGCAGTCGAGCGCCTCATTTCGCGCCCTGGTCGCAGCCCACTCTTGGCGCGGTCGCCCTTTAGAGTACCGCGTGACCAGTTTCTCGGCGGTAAGCTGGGCAAAATACTCGTCATCATAGGCCGCGTCGGCGGGAAAATGGCAGTAGCCAGGTCCAGGCTCGGCAATACTGAGCATTGAATAGACCATTGCCTTGCCCTGGTCGACGCCGATTGGCTCGGCTGTGAGCGCCTTCTTGCGGCGCTTTGCGAGCCGCCTGGCGCGCTTTTGCGCGTCCTCGATCAATGGCAAGCCAAAGCCTGAAACGCCCTTGATGGCGTGACAGTAGCGCCGCTTGGCGACGAAATCATATACCAAGCTAGTGTTATAACCTGAGTCGATTGCCACTGAGTCGGGCGCTAGATCATCTAGCAATTCCGCAAGCTCATCCCACACGCCAGGCTGGGCGGTGTCGCCCAATAAGATCACATAATCAATCGACCAGCTTTCCTCACCTTCGCCCCAGCCGACGTATTCAAGCTCAAGCCGATCTTTTTGCACGTCGACGCCGATCGTGGTTTTTTTAAACTCCAGGGCAGCGGGGTATTCCTCGCGGCGCATGATCAGGGCGGCGGGGTCTGCCTGTTGCCCTTGCTCTGTCCAAACTTCACCCAGCACGGTGTTGATGAACGTCTTCAGTTGCTCCTGGGATCCTTTCTTTGCCGCCATGAAATCGGTCGCGGCGTCGCTCCATGAATACCAGCCGAGCGGGCTGTACAGGCTCGACAGGTGGTAGCCCTTATACCTGCCGGTCGCGGTCGGGCGCCATTCACCGGCCAGCAGCATATTGGTCTTATTGGATTCGCTGATTTCAGATCCGCAGTGCTCGCACACCAGGCAAGCGGTGGTCGGGTCGTTGTCATGCCAGCGGATCCGGTCCCAGGTGATCGTGCCAAATTCAGAGCAGTGAGGGCAGGGTACATAAAAATAGCGCTGATCGGATTGCTCGAAATATTCTTGGATCGTGCAAAGGCCGTCCAGGGTAGGGGTGCTGACCATGAAAACCTTACGATTGCGTTTAAACGTGGCCGTTCTACGGATCGCCAATTGTACCGGCGAGCCTTCGCCATCAACGTCGCTCGGATAGCTGCTGGCCTCATCCAAAAACAGATAGCGCGCGGGCATCGAGCGCAGCCCGACGTTTGAATTAGAGCCGGTCAGGATCAGGGTGCCGCCTGGGTAATCCTTCTGAAACAACGTGTTTCCTGAGTCCCTAGCTCGCGGGGTCGCAACCTTGGCAGCGACCTCTGGAATGCTGTCAAGCATCGGTCCGATCCTTTGCTTGCTTGCTCGCTTGGCAGAATCGACGGTCGGCATAACGTAAAGCATAGGCCCAGGCGCATGATGAATGACATATCCTAGCCAATTGTTTCCGGCTTCAGTTGCCCCGACCTGAGCGCCCTTCATAAATACGATCACATCATCGTCCGACCTAGACGAAAGCGAGTCCATAATTTCGCGCAGATAGGGGGTGCGATCGGTGCGCCAGCGTCCTGGCTCAGATGATGAGCCTTGATCGAGTATCCGATACTCGTCAGCCCATTCGCTAACAGTCAAATCCGGTTCAGGCAGTAAAGCCTGGGCGTATCTTTTAAGATACATGTTCAACGTCATCAAAGGGTTTGCCGGTCGCTTCGTGAGTCGCTTGCTCGCCGGTGTAGTCCTGCCAGCGCTTGATGATCACGTCGCAGTATTTAGGATCAAATTCCATAAGGCAGCAGGTCTTGTCATGCTTTTCAGATCCTATTAGCGTTGATCCACTGCCTCCAAAAAAATCAGCAACAATTGCTGGCTCCAATTTAAATTTTTGCAACACCCAGCTAAATAAATCTACGGGTTTTTGTGTTGGATGAACTCTGTTAGTTTTTTCGCTGGCCAAGGTGAACTGCCTTACAACGCTTCTAAAGTTTGCCCAGGCAAGTTCGCAGTCGGTTTGATCGCTGCCGCCGTTGTTCTTATCCCAAACTATCCAGCATTCACTATCTGGTAGAACAGATGAATAGTAATTTGCACCCCACCAAACATTTTTTGCTTGTGGATACAGTGAATGGATCAACCTAAAGCACTCTTTAGCTGTGTCAGGATTATCGTCTCCCATAATGTCAGCAGCATAATTTTTTTTCAAAACAGATGAATTGCTGACTGCATTCATCCCGTAAGGAGGGTCCGTGTAAACTAGACAAGGAGTTTTTTGGTCCATTAATTTTTCAACGGCATCGATGCTAGTGCTGTCGCCACACATTAGGCGGTGCCGCCCTAGTAGCCAGACATCGCCCTCGACCGTTTTAGGGGTCTCTGGCAGTTCTGGAACATCGTCCTCGTTTGTTAGGCCTTCATCGCTTTGCAGGTCAAGCAGCCTAGCTAGTTCATCGTCATCAAATCCAAGCAAGCTCAGATCGATTTCATCATCCAAGCGTTTCAGTTCCGCAGCCAAAATTTCCTCATCCCAGCCAGCGTTCAGTGCCAGGCGGTTGTCAGCCAGGATATAGGCGCGGCGCTCCGCATCGCTGAGGTGGTCGAGTGTTACCGTCGGCACCAGATCCAAGCCCAATTTCATTGCAGCCATGACTCGCCCATGACCGGCAATGATCCCGTTATCGATATCAATCAAAACAGGATTGTTGAATCCAAATTCTTTAATGCTAGCGGCGATTTGTGAAACCTGATCCTCGCTGTGCGTCCTAGCGTTGGCGGCATAAGGCACTAAATCCTCGATTGGGGTGTGCTCAATTCGCTGTATCAAGTTCATCGCTGATGCCTTTTAGGGTTATTGATATCTCTTTCCTTAGCTCTTGCAGGATTTCCTTCTCAGTCCTGCCGACCAATATTGACGCCAGGCGCTCAGGGATTCCGAGCAGTGAGTTTTTGACCGTTCGCGCAGCCATGTCGGCATCCTGCTCGACAGATCGGCGATCGAGCAGGTCGCCAGATATTTTGCGCTCCTCCATTTCCGCGATTCTTGCGTTGTGGGTTTCTTTCTTTGCTCGCGCTTTTGAGTAAAGAACATAAGCCTCGCCGGTCGCGTCCGTTACCGTTCGCGGCTTGGCTCCTGCACCTGCTCTTGCGCCACCTCTGCCATCTGCCATATGAATTAATCAATTCTCCGTGTGTTTCGCTAAAAAGTGATCGAGCTTCGAATTACCCGCAAGGCGAATCGCGCTGGAAGTACCTTTTTGATCTGGCAGGCACCATCAATAAATACATGCCATATACCACAGCTCCGGTTGTCAAAATGATCGTCATCAGTACCAAAAAGATAAAGTTAAGCACTGCCTCGTAGACCGCCAGCAGTAATGCCAACAGATACCTGATCATTTGGCGGTCTTCATTGCTTGGCGCATTGCTCGATCCATGTTGCGCCGAAAGTTTTTCTTGACCGTCTTATCGATCACCTCATAGAACATGAAGCGCTTCTTGTAGGTAGGCTTGCGGCCCTCGACCATGAAGGGCGTCACACTGTTGCCATTACGTTGCATGATCATCGTCTTTTGTTTGCGCGTATTAATGGCAAAGTATTTCTTTTTCTTGCGCTTAGTGTTCTGCGCGGCGTCAGTGTTGCGCCCAACGTCGCTGATAGCTTTTACGATCTGGCTGGCCTTCAGGTTGCCATAGCGATCGCGCGGTGCATTGCGGCCAGGATAGAAATACCGGCCAGGTCCAAGCATCAAATGCTCTGCCTTTTTCTGCCGCCTTGTTCCGCCTTCAATGTGCGGCTTCATCAGGCTTTTGCGAGGCTGTCCCTTATCGCCAAAGTCCTCAAGATCCACGCGCGCAAACATGCGGTTTATATCTTTGTCCTTCTTGGCCTTTTGATAGACGATACCCTTGACCAGATAAGGCGCGATCGGCTTGCTGAACGATTCCCGCATACTCTTTCGCGTCGCCTTCATCGCCTGGAATGCTGTGCTATTGAGCGCCAGCATGTAGGCAAACGGCAATTGCTTCCGCTGCGCTCGCTTCAACGTGCGCTTGTAGTCGTGAATGTTGGTGCTGACGCTAAGTTTCAATG